AAACTGGGTCAATAACAACAAATACGTCTCCGCGGTTTGATGCGTAGGTAGTCATTGCGTTGACAGCAGCTGCTTCTGTAACTCCAGGAGCGTTTAGAACTAGCGAGTTCAAGACAGTATCAAAACGAACAACTTCGTTAGATATTTCTACCTCACTAACAGAACCAGTTCCGTTAGTTCCACCAGCTAATGATTGGTTTGTAGAAACTACTGGTAGTCGGGCTGAGCCGGTAGCAGTAGATCCTTCATCAACAGCTGAGATGAACTTAGATTGAGAATTGATGATATCAATCACATAGCGATCGTTACCAGGTGTCATAGAAAGATCTGTGTATCTTTCTACAACATTGCTATTTGCGGTTCCACCAAACTTTACAGTGATGTCTACATTGTTTGCTGTAGCAGAGTTCGCAATGCTGATATTAATGTCATTTCCCCAAGCACCAGCATTCTTTGAATTGATGGTGAGGGTAGCGTCTGCCGTTGGGGTGACGCGGTCATTAAATGTACGGGTAGCAACGTCTGCATCAGCATTTGCTGCACGCAAGAAGTATGCTTGATTACCACCGTTTGAGAAGAACAACAGCGCTGCAACGTGCAACGGTGAGTCGTTCTCCCAGCCACCATACAGACTGACGTATTGACTCCAAGATGTGACCAGAGTTGGAACAAGCGGACCACGATCTACGACGCCAACAAATGCAGCGATGGACTGTGAAGTGGCACTTTGAACTGGGGTTACTAAGTTAAGGGATTCCTCAACATAGACACCAGGCCGAAGGTATACAGCCATTATTTATCTCCTTTGATTTTATCTAGTTTGCACATATGTTAAACCAACTCGAATCCCGAAGGGGGGTTCCCTGTTGTCATGATGTTTGCCGATTGAATCTGTGGTGTTGGAACAGACGGCGTGTAAGGCGTCATTTCACTTACCACTCTGATACTAAAGACGTTTCTTAGTAAACGTCTTCCATCCTCAATGGAGTCGCGTTTTACGAATCCCTCGAGAAACATATGCCTAGCAACATAGCCATTGCCATTCGCTTGCGGAATGATGAGGTGACCATATTTGCCAGGAATTTTTCTATTTAGCATTTCAAAAATTATTGTTCTATCGTGGCGTGGGTGACGAGCAAAAGAACTAACTTGATAATAAAGATCGTAGACCACTGGGGCGTAGTAACTGTGTCTAGCGTTGCTTGACGCTTGTTGAGTTCCACGATTGGTGTTATCAATCCAAAAACCAGAACTTTGACGATCGTTAGCCGGTTGAATGTCAAACAAGTCAATAACCATGTATGGGTATTCTTGAGCTTTTAACTCTACGTCCGGATAACCAAACCATACTTTTACAGGTCTTGTGCTGTCTTTTGCATCTTGCACTTGAATGCCTTGAAGATGTGTTTTAAGAGCCTTGTCTTCTGCATACAAAAATGATGTGTCGCTCATGGCAGAATCCCCTTATCAAATAAGTAATCAAGTGCATCGCCTTCAATCGCTTCTCTAATTGCTACATCTGCTTTAGTCATAAAGGGGCGGATTACTACAGTAGGAGGTCTATCCTCAGTTCCGTATTCAAGATTAAATATTTCATCTTCACGGAACTCAAAATACTCAAGTGAAATTACACCCTTATTTTGGGTTAGTTCAATTGGATTACCCCAGCCAGCATCGGCCGTCGCTTCTTGAAGAAGAGGATCTAACTCCTCAACCAGACTTTCGGCTAAACGCGGGGCACGTGCTTCGAAGCTATTAGTGTTCACTTCTTTTTCTTTTTCTTTACCTTCTTGACGCCGTATAGAGCACCAAGTCCGATGGCTGCGTAGGTCATGGCAGATTCTTTTGCGCCTGGGGCATTTTCAATAATGCCTTTATAGAAATCAACCTCAGTGGGTCTATCTATCCAGTCTTTGTAGCCAGACATAGCATGCTCCAATCGGAGTTCGCAGGTACTCGTACGCAAAAGGGTAAAGCCACTCCCCGCATGGGAGTTACCACTATAGTAAATGAAAAAGCCCCCTTGCGGGGGCTAATTCGCTATTTCTTCCGTTTTGCTTTTATGCCTTTAATAATCTTGGCATCAATTTTTCGGTCTTCTTCTAGGGTCTTTGGCTTCTTCTTTTTACCGTGGGCTGTGTCTTTTTTTTCAAACTCAGCCTTTTCTTTTTTAGACAGCCCTTTTGTCATTTTGGCGTCTTTTTTTTCGTCAGCCTCTTTTGTGTATTTAGCCATTATTTTTTCTTAGCTTTCTTGTCTTTTGCATTTGCACCCTTCTTTGCAGCAAACTTCTTGTTCGCCGCCTTGAGGGTCTTCATCCCGTGTTTGTCCTTGGGACGGCCACAGCCGCAGGTCGCGCACACTACTTTTTCTTCTTCTTACGTAGAGCTGCAAAATCAGCCCCATCAAGCTTCTTCTTATCGCCAGCTTTGCCAGCAATTTTCTTTTGCTTTGGGGAAAGCTTCTTGCTTCCCTTTCCACCGCAACCACATGTAGCACACATTACTTTTTACCTGCTTTCTGTTTTTTGGGTTTTGCGACCTTGCTCTTACCGGATCCTTCTGGTACACAGTTAGGAACCTTCTTACCGTTCTTTGTTTTAAAACCTACTTGGACATAGCCGTCCCAGCATGGACCTTGCTTTGCCATCATTTACCTTTCTTGTGCGGGTTCTTCTTGTGCCAGTCCTTCACGGCTTTTACGCCTTGCTTGACTGTCTTAGACCCACCATTCTTTGTCAAATTAATCTTATCCCACTTACCGGCTGACTTGCCTTCGTGGTCAACAATGACATCGCCCTTTTTATTCTTTTTAACGGTGTGCTTCATGCCGCCAACTTTAAGAGTTTTACCCATAATTATTTACTCTTATAACGAATAGTTGCTTTAGGGCGTCTAGCAATCCCGCCTTTTTTACGACGAGACTTTGCTCCACCAGAACGATATTTGCTTTGATCTAACTCAATAGAAATATTCTTAGTTGGGTTTTTACCAACTGTGTCTCCGATACGACGTGGCATATGTCTCCTAAGAAGCAGGTTGTGCGTAGGCCTGGAACTGTTCATCATTAACCAGTTCGTCTGGCATCAGCTGAATCATGTTCAGGGTAATAAGTGTACCGCGGTCATCAATGTATCCGTCAGGCTGTGTGTGGTATGGCCTAAAAACTTGACCTTTCCATACGCAACGGTAACGGTTTGCTTCCTGTAGGCGAGCGCGAAACTCACCGCGCTTGTCAAACAACTGAGGGCTTACCCTGTACAGGTCATCAATGTTTATAGTTAGGTTTAACGTATCGGCTGCGTAGAAACCTCGTTGATCCATAGGTGACTTACCCATTTGTAAATCAGCGCTAACAATATGAAGCACTTTTGGACCAACCCAGACACGGCCGCCAGAGATAGACTCAACATCGTAAATAGGGTCGGTAGTAGTAGAAGAAGTGTCGTACTCCCACCATTCTGCGTGAGTACCAAATGGGTTAGTTGAATCCCACGTAATGCCGTCTCCGACCTCGTTTAGTTCAAAATCAATGGTGAACCTTCCACCCGGCTCAAAGGATCTCATGCCACCCCTTATTCACTGTAGAAGACTAGGTTACGCTTTAGGCGCTCGTCTGTAGGGTTTAACTCAACCGCCTTTTCGCCGTACTCCTTTGCTTTGTCTGTAAGTCCTAAATGATGTGAGGCAATTGCCGCATAATCGTATGGTGCCGAACCCCATGCAAACTCTTCGCATAAGTACTCAAGTGGTTTTTCTGTAATACGAAGCGCCTCTTCCGCTACGTCAAGGCAGTCAAACCAACGGTTGTTTTCATAATAAAGTTTGGCTAACTCTACGTAAGCCTCCCGTCTATCTGGTGCTTCTTCAACGGCTTTTTTAAACCAATCTTCAGCTCCCATAAAATCATCAGACATCTTTGCAATGTAACGCATAGATGCTGCTCTTTCAGGTTTCCACACTGCCCGTGGTAGAGATAAGTGACGCTTAAACTCTTCTGTTGCTTCTGCAAACTTTCCATAAAAGAATAATTCTCTGGCGTAGTAAAACGCGTTCCTATCATCGTGTGGGTCTTCAATTACAGATTGAGCCAATAACGGGAAATACTGAGAGCGTGGTTTAGTGTCGTCTGGGTGATGATGGATCTCAAGTCCTACCCAATTTTCAATTTGTTGTATTCGATCAGTTACCAATACTTCGTGGACAGGATGCTTCCAACGATAGCCGTGGCGTTTGTGGATCTTGTCTCCACCATACTGAAGACCAGGAGACCCGTCGGGGTTCCAGTTCCAGGTGTATTTGTAGCGTGGTCTGGTTGTTTGTGTTGGGACAGCCTCTAGGTGTTTACGCCATCCTTCAACTAATACCTCATCCATATCCAAAGCAATACAGTAGTCAATATCATTTGGAAGCGCTGCAAGGGATGCATTGCGTGCATCGTCAAACCGCCAAGGTTTTACAGAAATAGATATAACATTGATACCAAGTTCTTTGGCTAGTTCAACCGTATTGTCTGTAGACCCGGTGTCCGCAATTAATAAGTAGTCAGCTTCTTTAGCGGACTCATACCACTTATGAACAAATTGTTGTTCATTAAGGGCGATTGTGTAAACCGCTATTTTCATTAGCTAAGGGCTGCTAGTTTTTCCTTATGAAAAGCCAAAGCGTTTTTTACGCCTTCAACAGCAACTCGGTACTTTTCTGCCGTTTCTTCTTG